ATGAGCAAATATTCGAAATCCATAAAAGTAAATTTAATTCTGATAGCCGTAGGATTTGTGATTACCGTTTTTTTGCTTGCGAACCAACCGAACGTAACGCAAAACCTGACAGAAGATACAGTTATTCAGAAGGTAGAAATCCCTGCTGAGATTGCAGGTCGGAAGGAGCAAATTATCTGCCATACAGGTTATACCGTAAGTTATAATTCGGATTGGAAGATTCCGAATTGGGTCGCTTACGAACTCACAAAAGAAGAAGTCGGAGGAGCTGTTGAGCGTTACAATGTTTTTATGCCTGACCCCGAAGTCCCCTCCGGTGAATCGGCGACGACTTACGACTACAAGGGTACAGGTTGGGATAGAGGACATATGGTTCCGGCAGGCGATATGAAGTGGAGCGAGCAAGCAATGAAAGAATCTTTTTACCTCTCGAATATCTGCCCGCAAAACAAAAAACTAAATAGTGGCATCTGGAAAGATTTGGAAGAGCAGGTTCGAGCGTTAGCCCGACAGAAAGGCAAAATCTATGTCGTTTGCGGACCGATAGTTTCGCAACGCCCCAAAACAATCGGTAGCAATAATGTGGCTGTCCCCGACGCATTTTTCAAAGTGCTGCTGCAAGACGAAAATGGTAATTGGTCGGCTATAGCTTTTATGTATCCCAACCAAAGCGGGCGGAAACCGTTATCGACTTATGCTATGAGCGTCGAAGAGATACAAAAGATTACCGATATTGATTTCTTCCCCGCATTGCCTGATAGTATCGAGCAGAAAGCAGAAAGTGAGGTCGATTTTTCGAAATGGAATATAAAATCGGATAAATGAATATGAATAATTCTTTCTTTAAGCACCAAAACTTGATTCTCAAAGTTCGAAACAAAAGTGTAACAGCCGATATAATCGAAAGTGTTATACCACAAAGTTTTAGAGGAAAAGAGGAATTTGTACAGTTCTATCTCTCTCGGAATGGAGTGTATTTCCCGGAGGGAGCAAAAATAAGCACAGAACATTTCCAAGGAACTGATGATGAAGGGTATTATGAACTCGAAATAGAATTCATTTACAGTATTGAACACTTAGCAAAAATGTGGAAAACGGCTAAGGAAAATTCTGATAGTATGAAGATTTTTGCTGAAAAGCACATTCCATTTGCCAGAGACGCTGCAGGTAATGAGTTCTATATTGAAATTTCTTCAGGTATGATTAAATATGTATCTTGGGAGTATGGTATCGAAGAAGGAGTCGTTGACGTTGCTCATTGTTTTAAAGATTTTTGTATAGAGATAAAGCCTTTAAATTGACAGATAATGGCTTGCTATAAGTTGTGAATTGCTTTGAGAAAATTTGTATCTTCGTAGTCTGAAACAGCCTTGCTGCTCCTGTTACCAAGGAAAATGTTGTCGATGTGTATTGGAGTAATATTGGTGAAATTATCGAAACAATAAATCTGTAAATATTTCCAATTAATAAAGATGGAAGTTATTAGAGTTCTTTTTATAATCGTGATGTGTGCATTTTTGAGTTGCCAAAATGCTAAACATCAATATTCTGTAGCGCAGGGAGATTCTATAGTGATGTCTAAGATAGATGATAAAATTAATATGTGTGAAGATATATGGAAAAGAGATAGTTGTGGATGTTTGAAACAGAGAACAGCTCAGATGGCCGATAGTATTATTACAAACAATCATCTTGTTGGTAAAGATACTCTTGCTTTTATAGAACACATGGGTCAATACAATAAAAAACAAAAAACTCAAGATGGTTTCGCTTTAATATACTACATTAAATCAATTTGCATAAATAATGAGATTGATGAGAATGCAGACAAATCATGGATAATGTTCGATTTTAATCATGATGGTAAGTTAAAAAGGATACCAGAAGCGATAGCGATAGAATAAAGAAGAATATTTGAATTGTATGGATGTAAATCACTTCTACTATGAAACGGACATTGACAACCTCGGACGAGTGGAAGCCGTTTGTGGTTCTAACGAGTTGGCAACAGGTGTGCTGTAAATGAATTGCATTTGACTATCAGTCTAAGGCTATTTTCGGCACAAGTGTTATAACTGCTCTGGCTTACGCAGTGACCAAGCATTACTACATACAGCACCCAAGCTACGATTTGTTGTGAATTGATTTGAGAAATTTGTATCTTTGTAGTCTGAAACAACCAAAGGTCTGCTGCTCTCCGTAGTCGTTTATCAGGCGTTGGTTGCTTTCGAAGCAAGCCTTGAATGGCATTATCAGCTTGATAGCACTATCAAGATTTGCCGAAGCAAGTATGACGAGTTTAATCTTACCTATCATCGCCAGGTATATCACCTCCATCATAGAGCGTGCAGACTTGGCAAGTTCACGAGACCAGGCACGCACCTCGAACCACTCGGCGTTGGCGATAATACGCTTTGTCGCCGCTTTGTGAAAGGGTGCAGGCTCGGACGTACAGTAGTTCGGGAAGTAGTACCGAAACCACTCCTCAGGCGATGCTTCGAGCCGCTTGATACGCTTTGCCTTCTCAATAGAGGTCTCGTTGAGGTTAGCTACCGTTACACGGCGGAAACTCTCGACGAACACCTTGTACTCTTTTACTATGTCTACATCGGATGCTTTACCTATTTTACGCTGTGCCATTTTTGCTTTTCGATTAAATGATCAATAAACAGCTCAAGCATATCATTTACACGCTTGGCAAATGTAAGGTCGGGGTCTTCGTCCTGCGTTATATCGCGGCAGAACATAGTGAAGTCGCGGGCTATTATCGACGCTTCGGCTATGTTGTACTTGCTTTCGAGTTCCGATATATCTTTTATTATCTTGCGGCGGATGTCTGCCTCTTTCGATGTCGGGAAGCGTTCTCCTTCGGGGCGGCTCTTGATGGCTGCACCGAGGGCGGCAAGCTCATCATACAGCTCACTCAAACGTTCTGTTTTTGAGTTTACAAGGTTTTTTCGGAGGACATCCCAGTTCTCCTCCTTAGCCCAACGGCTGACAGACACCTTCGACACGCCGAGCTTGTCGGCTATCTCTGTCTGCGGCAAGCCCTGCATAAATAAGGTCTTGGCAACTTCCCGGAGTTTCGTTTGTTTCTTTTGTCCCATTATGCGTTATAGCTCGTTTGAATATTTTATCGAAAATAGTTTGCTAACCATCTTATATTTCTCTACCAGTGCAAATATCGTATTGCTCTTTTGTACGACAGGTATGCCTTGTATAACAGGTATTACAACTATGAAGTCGGTATCATACCCATTATAATGAGTGTCATCGACAAAGAACGTGCTGTCCGTAAAGTGAAAGTCTTTTTTGTCCGTCTCTCGGAAAAAGAACTCGCCTGCCACAGCAAGAGGTTCGGCAATATATATACGCCGTACACCTGTCAAATGATAATAGTCATTGAGTGCCTTTTCGAGATAGCACACCTGCGGGGTAATGGACATTTCGTACATCTTTCTTTCCGCCCATTTGTTGACCTCGTGTTCGTACTCATTGAAAAGGTCGCCGAACTTATTCATTAACAATATCAAAGTACCCTTACCTATCCGTCGCAGGCACGCCAGTCGCATCACTTGTTTAAAATTCATCTTCTTTTTAAAACAAATCGTTTAATCAATCCGAATACAATAAGAAGCAAGAACAACGCTCCCACCCACATTAATGATCTCTGCCACCAAGCAAGACCTCTCTTTTCCACCGTCTTCGATGTTGCCGACAGCTCCGATTTAAGCTGCTTAATCTGTGTGGCAACAACGCTGTCTATTTGGCTCACTGTTACGCCTTGATACACGTAAGTATCACCTTGTTTGGCTACCTCTTTGCCACCGTTGCGGGAGATAGTCTGTTCGACTACACTAATCAAACGTCCCAAGCTATCGAACTTTTGCTCACGATAGCCTATACTCTCGTTCATCCACTCCGCAAGCTGCTCCTTTGTCTTCAACATTACCTCCGTTACGGCGTCAAGCCTCGTGCGTTGCGTCCGTAGCTCATCGGTTATCTCTGAAAAATCTGTCCGTGCCTCTATCCGTGTCTTTGTAGACTTTTTTGTCGGCACACAGCCGCATATAAGCAGTGCCGTTAATACGGCAACGATAAAAAATATCCTTTTCATAGTGCGAAATTACCTCCAATCCCGCACTATGACAAAAAGTTCTGCCACTCTGTCACACATATTTTATGTTTTAGGCGAAGGTGGATACTTTTGCAGTCAAAAGATAACACGTAATGTTAGTAACAGTAGAAGATCTTTCGATGACGAGCCTCTATCCCGAGATAATAAAGGCAATCACACGCAACAATGCTCAGGCAGCGGAGCTGCAAATACTCGCCGCCGAAAGCCTCACACGCTCATATATGAGCAAGTATGACTGCGATGCCATATTCGGTACAGCTGACAAGAAGCCCACATACAAAGGTGCGTCGCTTGAGCTCATAAAAAAGGTTATCAAAATAATAGCCTCATACTATCTCGTACGTCTGGCAAATCCCAACGTCGACCTCGAGCTGTTTCGTCTCGACTATCAAGACGCCCTCGAGTGGCTAAAAGAGTTGCAAAAAGGCAACGTCGCCCCAGACCTTCCCTATAAACCCGACGACCCCAACACCCCCAAAGACGAAAGCGGCGACAGCGTCTCTTGGTCGTCGAACATCAAACGCAACAATCACTTTTAATGCTATGATAACAAGAGGTATTTTATTAGATTTAAATAATTCGGTGGTCTTTGGCGGTGATGGTAGAATTGCACTCGGCGACATCACAGAGCAAAACCAAAGGCTATTACTTTCTGTCAACAAAGGAGAAATCAAACAAGCTCCGCTCAAAGGTGTAGGTATAGGCAATTTTCTTGAGGAAGGCAATCCGCAACGTCTTATTGCCGAAATCAGAGGCGAATTCAGACGTGAGGGCTTGACTATCGAAAGCCTTCGGATAAAGGACTCCAACATAGAAATATCGGCACACTATTAAATAGTGCTTAAATAGATTTTAATACCAATTAAAAAGCCCCTCTTTTCGGGGCTTTTTTTGTTTCATCGCTCGTAAGATTTAAGGGTCAATACCTGCCTGCCACCGCTTGTGGTGAACGAGCCTTCGACCGCCTGCACGAAGTAACTACCATTACGTTCCGGGTAGCGAGAGTCCGAGACCTCCGCTACCATACCGACAATAAAATAGGGTACAAGGAAACAGGTCAACTTACCCTCTTGCCGACCCTCTGTGTTTGCCTCGTGTTGCAGGCGAGCAACAACCTTTTTTAGATAGCCGGCATCGAGTCCTGGCTTTACTCTCACCGTCTTTATCGACTTAAAGCGTTTGTCGGGCTTTACGGCACAGCAACTCTTGCCTTTCGAGTCCTTTGCTACTATATTAATCTGAATGTCGGCTTTTGTGGGTTGCTTTTTGAAATTATCGTCTTTGACGACGTTCCAACCGAGACGTAGCTTTTGGTGCGGCATTTGCTCCCCGAATAGCGATGCACCGGCGTATAAGTTTCTACCTCGAAAGACCACCGAACAGAGCAGCTCCTTTTTCAGCCATTCTAAGACATCAATACCCTTGATATTATTGAATGTAGCATTCTTTATTTTCAAGCCGGGTATTGCGGCGGATAGCTCTATGCCTGTGCCCTCCGTTAAGTCGGCAAGTAGCTTCTTTAATTCAACTGTTCGGTACGACTTAGTAAAGATTGTGTCCTTGAGCAAATAAGCCCAGCCCTCACAGGTAAGTTCGAGGCGTTCGCCGTAGTTGATAGCAGCCACAAAGCCGTCGAACACCTCTTTGTTTTCTCCGTCATAGCCTACCTTTACGTTTACTTTACCACCAACGGCAAAGGCACACTCCTTCTCATCAGAATAGATATCGGTTGCCTCAGTATTGCTCTTTAAATAAGGATATAATGGCAGTTCTATAACACATGTCTCAAACAGCTGTTTGGAGTCGCTCTTCCATCGAACTGCCGCCGGCTTTACCTGTGCTGTCCTGCCGTCCTTCATCTCTATTCTAATATCTGACGTCATCACAAACATAACCTGAAAAAATTTTTATGCCAAAATATTTGGTGTTTAAAAAATAAGTATTACCTTTGCATCAAAGAACGAAGTTCTTGGCGACTCTACGGAGAACGCATATGCAGGGAGGTTTTACCTCCCTGTACTTTTATATAGTAGTCTAATCTTACCCTTTTCGTATAGCCACACTTCCTTTACGGACGTTTGTTTCCTGTGGATTTCCAACAATCTTTTAATGTATCTGTCCGAACAACCCTTAGTATTGTTAATGATTATATAATTAGATTGTTTTAACCCATTTTTAATCATATTGCCCATTTTGCGTTTACTAAACGGTGGCACATAGCTTTCCAGCTCATAGAACTTACCCTCTATGAGTAGGTCGGGACACTTACGCTCATACTTGGTGCCTATGAGCGAGCCGTATATCGCCTTGTACTCGGGGTCTTTAAAGTGTAACTTGGGTGTGGCTTTGGCTACCATACCCATACGAGCAAATTCCACCCCGACACGCTTTATCATCTTGTAGTCGCCGCTCTGCCGGTCTACCTGTTCATGCTCGAGGTACGCTCCGCCGTTCTTGAACTCTTTTACCTTTTTGAAGTCGTCGGCGGTGCTGAGTAGCTCGGCGGCGTGGGAGCAGGCGTAGCAGTCTTTTACCTTTCGTTTTATGAGCCCTTTATTTAAGGGGCACACGGCACAGCTCTTGGGGAAGTACGGATGACTGTCGCCGAATATCTGCCCGTCGATGGCGGGGTTGTTGTCGAGTCCCGTATGTGGCGTGCTTTTCTTTGCTATCGGGTCGGGTAGCGTCGGCACGCTTGTAGGAGTACGGTCGGTATGCTCCCATCCGCATTTGCAGTTCCACCTGTCGCCCGGGTGGTGTTCGCTCCAGAACCTATCACCTACAGGACGCACCACGCCCCAGAACGGGCGGTGGTCTTCCCCCAGTGTATGCGATGTAGTCGGTGTCCACTCGATATTGGGATATACGTCTTTCTCCGCCTCAAACTGCTTATACTCGGCGGCAAGATGTGCCCGCAGTACAGCGGTATCGTACTCGGTACGCAGCCATTGTTTACATTGGTGGTCGGTTATGGACTGCACGTCGCGGGCAAACTTGGAGAATGGTTTCAGATTGCCGTCTCGGTCGAGCATCTTACTTGCTATGTCTTGCTGCATACGGTGCACCTTAAAAGCACTCCATACCTCATTGTTGCTACGTATCTGTCGGGCAAATTCTCCCGTAGGGTCGAAGTGAGCCTTTACGAAGCCCTCGCCTACGGCGGCGTTAATATGCCGCAGAGTCTCTCTGAACAGTCCTCTGTCGAGCTCCGTGAGCGGATTATAGCGTTTTTCGTAGATGCTGACCAAAGCGTCTGCTATCACCTCAGGACTGAAAGTGATGCCATGCGATGTGCGAGTGTCTGCCAGCGAACAACAGTGGCAAGGCTCGCCGTAGTAGAGGTCGTCGATTAGAAGTCTGTATCGGGGGTTGCCCCGCTCGCTGTCGGCGGGGCTTTTACGAAAAAATCGTAAAGGTTGGCAAAAAGGTTCTTGCCCTTATCTTTTTTGTCGGCATCGTTGTCGTTGCCGTCCTTGCCCCCCTCCGCCTTTTTTGCAAGAGCGAGCATTGCGGCACGTTCCTCTTCACGTTTGGTAATGAGTTCGTCATAGTTGTCGGGCTTGGGCAGTCCGTAAGTGTCGTACCAATAATCGTCGGACAGAGGTACTTTGAGCGATACCTCGCGGTCGATGTCGAGCCGTGCCTTGAGCTTCTCAATATCTACCTCCTGCTCAAACTCAAAGCCACCTCCTTCCGTAACGGGATAGCCGTAGCTCTGCAGTATACGCAGAAATTTAGTGTCATTGAGTGTGTTCTGCACGAATGCAAGGTCGCTCTTTGTTATCTCGAACTGCTGTTCGCTTTGCACTTTCGCCTGGGCATAGCCGCTCGAACGGCTTGCGGCGGTCGTCTCGGTATTGCCGAGTACGGCTATCGACATCTCGTCGTTGCAGGCACGAATAAAGTTAAGTTGCAGGTCGCCATTGCTGTTGGCTGTCTTGCCGTCGAGCATTTGGAACTGTGCTTGCTTTGGAATCATCATCGCCAACGATGAGCCGGACGTTTTGAGCAGAGTCGAGAGCTGCTCCTTTGTTTTCGTGTCGTAGGCATCGTAATAGATGATACGTACCGGCTGCCCGAATATCTCCACAAACTGAGCGAAATCTCCGAAGCCGTTAATCTTGTACAGCGAGTACATAGCACAGGTCAGCAGCTTGCCCAGGTCTCTTTTTTTGCCTACTGTCCAGACGAACGGTAGGTCGTCGATGTCTGTGCCCTCGTTGGCGTACTGAGACTGTACTATTATGTTCCTTTCAGGTATTATGTGCTTGCGTGGCACCTCTTCGAAGTCGAACCGGCTGCCGACGATAAACTCCACACCGCTGATACCCCAGAGCTTACTTTCTATTATTAGCTTTATAAGGTCGCTAAATCTCTGAGAAGATATCAAAGTATCGAAGGCGTCCACACGCCTACCTTTCTTATCTTTGTAATAAAGCGACTTGTTTTGGACAGCGGCGACACGCTTTTCAATGATACCGCTAAGGTGTCCGTCTATGGTGGTGATATGGTTGTAGATATCGTACAGCTGCACACGTTTAGGCAGGGTAATGCTCTCTGCTCTCTGGATAGCAGCCTTGAGCTTGCCGACATCAGCCGTATTGCGGTCGGGGCTGACAAGGGTCATATCCTGCACTACGATGGCGGGAGTGGTTTCTTTTTTTTCGCTTGTATTATTGTTTTTCTTACGTGCCATAATTAGATGTAGGGCTCAAGGGTTATTTGCGTTTTGGCGTCGTCGAGCTCCATATAGCCGGCATCGGGACGATAGAGAGATACTATGTTTATGGGAGGGTTGCTGCCATAGCTCGCCTCCGAAGATATTACCTCGGCTACCTTGACGCCTTCGACCGCCTGCAAGACATCCACAAGAGACATATTTGAATATACACCGTCGAACGGCATCGACGATAAGTACTTTGTTATGTTATCTTTGATTGTTTGTTCCGTAATGTTATGCAATGGGTCGTAGTGTATCAACAGCCGACAGCTAAACTTATCGGCGTCGCCAGAAGACAGGACAAAGTGAACCCCGGCATCTTTAACCTTGTTTATGTACGCCGTTACCATCTGCAACGCCTGTGGGTACTCAAAGTTGTGAATTGCTTTCAAAAATTTGTATCTTTGTAGTCTGAAACAACGAACTTTGCTTGACCTCTCTTTTCGACAGAGTTGTGAATTGCTTTCAAAAATTTGTATCTTTGTAGTCTGAAACAACGCGGGCTATCTTTGCGAGCTTCGGACTTGGGTTGTGAATTGCTTTCAAAAATTTGTATCTTTGTAGTCTGAAACAACCTATCAACAACGCATTTTCAACGTGATCCAGGTTGTGAATTGCTTTCAAAAATTTGTATCTTTGTAGTCTGAAACAACACGATGTGGGATGCATTTAAACGTATTATGGTTGTGAATTGCTTTCAAAAATTTGTATCTTTGTAGTCTGAAACAACTTTACCCGCTGTCCCAAAGGTATGTACTCCGTTGTGAATTGCTTTCAAAAATTTGTATCTTTGTAGTCTGAAACAACTAATACTCGGAGTAGAGTCTCGAACATCCTGTTGTGAATTGCTTTCAAAAATTTGTATCTTTGTAGTCTGAAACAACTGTCCCGATAGAAATCCCTTCGCTCTTCGTGTTGTGAATTGCTTTCAAAAATTTGTATCTTTGTAGTCTGAAACAACCCGTGCGTACGCGTCAAGCGGCAAAAAGCTGTTGTGAATTGCTTTCAAAAATTTGTATCTTTGTAGTCTGAAACAACGAACACGGCCGTGACGAAATTGGAGGCCGTGTTGTGAATTGCTTTCAAAAATTTGTATCTTTGTAGTCTGAAACAACCCCGCACCTCAATTTCAGAATTAAAATTTTGTTGTGAATTGCTTTCAAAAATTTGTATCTTTGTAGTCTGAAACAACCTTGAGGACCGGCTTCCACACGATCGGCACGTTGTGAATTGCTTTCAAAAATTTGTATCTTTGTAGTCTGAAACAACACCATTGGGTTTTTGGCTCACGTCATGTCCGTTGTGAATTGCTTTCAAAAATTTGTATCTTTGTAGTCTGAAACAACCCAATCCCTGCTGCGGCACTGTCGGTTAAGTTGTGAATTGCTTTCAAAAATTTGTATCTTTGTAGTCTGAAACAACCTTGCACCGCAATAGCGGGAGCTGCTTGTTGTTGTGAATTGCTTTCAAAAATTTGTATCTTTGTAGTCTGAAACAACTAATTTTGGTGTTCAGTCAGAATGATTTTGTTGTGAATTGCTTTCAAAAATTTGTATCTTTGTAGTCTGAAACAACAGCATCTGGGCGACGCCCGGCCCGTTGAGCGTTGTGAATTGCTTTCAAAAATTTGTATCTTTGTAGTCTGAAACAACAGTTCGGGTATTGTATATTGTCCTATCATCGTTGTGAATTGCTTTCAAAAATTTGTATCTTTGTAGTCTGAAACAACTACGTCGCCGAGTACCACTTGGCATTACGAGTTGTGAATTGCTTTCAAAAATTTGTATCTTTGTAGTCTGAAACAACTGGATGTATGTAATATACAT